GATTATTTAGATACTTCTTTGTCTACTTTAGTACAAAAAGCGAACAATTTGTACAGCGAAAAAAAGCAACTCTATAAAAAAGTAATCCTACTTTCATTTCATAGTAACGCTTTTGGTATGAATCAGGGGGGCAAAAGTCTAAGCCCCAAAGGAATTTCTTTTTGGACTTCAAGAAGCAATACGGTTTCAGACAAAATTGCTGATTTATGGTATAAAGAATGTGAAAGTTTGCGAAGTAAGTTTGAAAATTTCACAATGCGAAAAGACATTGGTGATGGCGATTTTGATTGGGAGGCAAATTTCAAAATTTTGTATCACACGGCTATGCCTGCTGTTTTAGTAGAGAACTTATTTTTTACTAATCACGAAGATGCAAAGTTGCTAAAAAGCGAAGCGTATCAAAACGCATTCGCTAAGTGTACTTTGAATATGTTGCAAAAAGTTTAAACTCCACTAGGAAGCTCAAAACTAAAATCTTTGAGTTTCCATTCTTTATTTTGCAATTCTTTTAAATAAAACCTGTCAAACACTTTTTTTAATGTTTGCTCTACACGTTGTTTTTGTTCTTTAACTATTAAGTTACCCCACGAAACTGCATTTTCTATTTCTTGGCTTTGTCCTAATTTTCCAGCTTGCGAAAAGCTATAAAGAATTTCAGGAAAATGAAAAGCCTCTCTGATATTTTGCTTAATACTTTGTTCTGCATATTGATATTGCTTAGATAAATCTAGCGTAGTGTTAATAACATCAATATCAGGTTTCATTTCTGGACTAGGAGCTGTTCGGATAACTGTTCTACTTCCATCAGACTCGACAAAAGGTCGCCAACTTTCTTTTATTGCGTTTACGCTCTCATTATCGTTCGTATCTACGCCGTATTCATTTACAACAAGATTAGCTTTAAACCTATCTCTTATATCTGCTCGCTTGCTTTCTTTTAGAGTTGGCTGCGTATCTGCATCAATTTGAACTGTATCATAAACGGGCTCAGGGTAATAAAATGCTCCATCTTCGACTTGAAAATCGTAGTATATTTGCCCGCAAAATTGGCGTAATGCTGCTGCAAAGGATTCGGCATCTTTTGAGTTTTGCCAAATTTGTTCCTGCGTTTTTGTCCACGATTCTGAAAATTTAGGATAAAACTCTATGTAATTGTTTGTAGGCATTCTATAAATATAAGCGTCATAAAACTGCACAATAGCAATATTATTAATATTCCCTTTTGGGTCGGGTTGTTCTTGCCTTAGCCGTTCAAACTGCAAAAAGTTTAATTCAGATATTTTGCCTTCTAAAGTATAATTCAAATGGAATGCTTGTGCTTCAAAGCGTGCTTCTTGACCACACAAATATTTGACAAAATCGGCAACGGTGTAATTTTCGTTAATCTTATAAGCATTTAGCGAAGTGTCTAAAAGCCCTCCACCGTGAATAAAATTTTTGCGTAACCGAATAGCACTAGATAAAGTGCTGGAGTTTTTACCAAGTGCAATTAAATATTGAGGGTATAAGTCATAATCGTAGTTTCTTACACCGTATGGAATATATAACCCCTTGTTTTTACTCCCTACACTTATAAACCCGTTTTTATTTGTCTTCCGAGTTCGACTCTGATTTATCTCGCTTTGCAGGTTTTGAAAGTCGTTTCTTACTCTCTTTTCCACTTTCGGAATCTCTATTGTTCTTGGCTTTTGAGGTTTCGATTTTAATTTGCTCATCTTGTTTTAGTATTAAAGTTCCTAGCAGTTTAGGTGCAGACTTTACAGCTTGTTTTAGTTCTTCTTGAGTTGAATCTTGATTTATCGAAAAAGGATATTTTAAAGCAATGCCTTCTTTTAGTTTTAGCATAAAATTAGATTTTTTAAGTAAAAAAACTTATGGACATTTTGCCCATAAGTTTTGATAACAATGACAAATTATTATGAAATAGTACCATCAAAAACGGTAGCACCCGTACTATCGTAAGCCACAGTGAACTCTGTTGCACTTGTAACAGTAATCATTTCTGTTGTTCCGTTTAAAGCTAAAAGTGCAGCATCTGTAAAACCTGCAAAATGAGCTTCATACTGATTGTTAGAATCAACAGGAATATCGGTAGTATCTGCAACAGTAAAAGTAGTAGTAGCACCAGCTGTGCCTGCTGTAATTGCTTTTGTATCTTTTACTTGCAAAGCGTCTACTAATGTACGTGTAGCGGCAACATCATAGACAGGATTAGAAGTGCCAGCAAGCGTGTAAGTTCCAAAGAAAAACGGGTGTCCTTTGCTTTTCTGCTTAGAACTAAGCTCGATTGTAAACCCACCGCCAATTTCTGCATTGTTTTGTTCCTGCGTGCTAGTTACTAAACTTAATCCTGAATCCGTACCTGCAATTCTCCATTGTCCACCATAATTGTTGTCTTGATACATTACAACTACACCGTTTGCACTTAGCTCGAGTTTTTTAAGCTGCGAGAGGGTAAAAGGATTTACATCAAATATTTGAAAAGTTATACCCTGATTGTATGTAGTAAAAAATGTTCCAACTTCAGCCGTCATTACAGGCACTGTACTATCTTGCCTACCTTGCACCTTCAAAAATTCAACTCCGAAGGGCTTTGTAAGCGTTGCTATAATATTCGTGTTATCAGCATTAAAAGCCTCAGTCATCAAATCGTAGTTATCTTTATCCATCATGAGAATATCTGCTTTTGTACCTGCTACGGGTACATCTTCGCACGCTCTCAAAATGTTTTTACTTATTTTGCACTTCATATATATATATTTTAATGTTTTTAAAAAAAACTTCTGGACATTTTGCCCAGAAGTGTTAATGTTTTTTTAGAATACTAGCGTACTTTCTCTTGCATATCTTACGCCTACATTACCCTTCATTCCTACTCTCAATTTATGGAGCATGTTGTTTGTTGTACCACCTTCATAGGTGTAATTAACATTACTTTCGTCACTTAACAAATCAGTTGCAAAGTGCATATTTTCTTTTCTATCTACTAAAATAGTGTTAGCTCCTAAATAATTACGAACTTCCATTTTATTGCTTAAGAAACTTTTTGGGATAGCATTAAGATAGTAATCAATACTTCCACTTTGTGCCCCGCTGGAAGTCGCATATTCATAAAAATCAGTGAGGTCAGGAGATACATAAATTACAGCATCACCTGATTTTTTGATACGTTGAGGAATGCGTCTATACATTTCTTTAAGTACCTGAATAACATTTGTTTCATTAATAAACTTCACGATTGGGGTGCCCGTTGCTGTTATTGTAAGCCCGAAAGTGTTTAGCTCTACATCTACAACACTACCCGAAATCCCTACAATTTGTGCTGAATTTCCATTTATTAAAGACGCATCTGCTCCGTCAAACCCTTCAAAAGTTAGCATATCGCCTATGCTTAAATTTGTTACATTACTTAAAGTAATTTGCGTTACATCTCCATTACTTGCACTAACTGTTATACCCGTTGCACTTTTAAAAGTGGCTACATCTCCGCTTAAATCCACACGCTTTGTTAAAGAGTTTGCTTGTAAAGTAGGAATATAACCTAGATAAGAATCGCTAAAATTTTGATTTAACTTTTGTCCTAAAACATCATACTCGCCTTCTAGCGATAATTGGTCAATTCCTGACTTCCCTCTATATCTCATAATGTCATTTCCGATGGCTATTTGGTCAACAACTTGATTAATCCACCAATTTATCATGACGGAACTTTCATAATCTCCTAAAGCTCCACGTCCTAGCTCTGAGTTGTGCCAAGCATCTTTTAATTTTTGAGTTGATATTTGAGCGTGCACTTCATAATCAGCCACCACGATTTTAGGATTATACTCTAAATCTATGTCATTTCCCGAAGGTGTCCAAGTTGCACTAGGGTCTTGGAAAGTGGTTTTTGTATTTATTTTTGTTAATGTAATTTCATCTTTTACGTTTTCGTGAATTGTGAAATCATCAGCTCCATCGCCTTTTAACAAAGCTTCAGCTACTAAGTCTTTACCGATTTCGCCCGCATAATTATTGTCTGTAATAATTATATCGTTTGCGTTTTGAGCTAGTCTTAAAGACTCTTTCACTTCACTTGTTACATTCAGGTTTTCAATCCCGTGATTCCTTATTTTTTCAGCATGTGCCGAAACCAGAAATTTACG